TCCGCCGCAAGGCGGAAACGAAGGATATGAAGCTTGCGAGGACGAAGATGACCGCTTTGTGGAAGCCTGCCAGATGCTCGATTATATCGAGGATCTGGCAGATATTTTAACCTTTGCGGAGTTGGAGGTTCGTGTGAAAACTGTGGATATGCTTCAAAAGGATGGCATGATCGACCGGCTGGAAGAACGCCTGAAACGGACGGAAAAGGAGGTGGATGCCCGTGACGAAACGGAAATCGGCTAATTTAGACGCGCCTATCTGGTTTGACGGCACAAATATCAATGAGGCGCTGTTCTGTGATGAATTTCTGAACAGCCGGAAAATCATCTTTGCCAACGGTGCTTTCTTCACGCCGGACGGCAGAGTGACCGATGAACTGCCGCTTCGTGGCGAAATCTATGAGGAACTGAAATGCTGCGCCGTGAACAATATCCCCCGCAAAATCACCAACATTCTGGAAGTGATGAAGCTGGCGGCTCATGTGGAGGACTTTGCGCCGGAGGCAGATAGAATCCATCTGGCAAACGGTACTTTGAAGCTGGATGGCAGCTTTACCGAGGGCAGACCGAACATTGTGCGGAGCAGACTGCCGGTGGTATACCGCCCTGACGCACCGGCTCCCGTTCGGTGGCTTTCCTTTCTGGACGGACTTCTCTATACAGAGGACATTCTAACCTTGCAGGAGTTCATCGGTTATTGCCTGATCCCCAGCAACAAGGGGCAGCGCATGATGGTGATTAAGGGAAACGGCGGCGAAGGGAAATCGCAGATCGGTGCCGTGCTGGGTGTGCTTCTTGGCAGCAACATGAAGGATGGCAGCATCGGCAAAATTTCTGAAAACCGCTTTGCCCGTGCGGATCTGGAACACATCCTGCTGTGCGTGGATGACGATATGCGGATGGAGGCGCTGCGGCAGACCAACTACGTCAAGTCCATCGTGACCGCTCAAGGCAAGATGGACTTAGAGCGCAAGGGTAAGCAAAGCTATCAGGGGTGGATGTTTGCCCGCCTGCTGGCGTTCTCCAATGGCGATCTGCAAGCACTTTATGACCGAAGCGACGGATTTTACCGCCGACAGCTTGTTCTGACCACCAAGGAAAAGCCTGCGGGACGGGTAGATGATCCTGACCTTGCCGAAAAGATGAAAGCAGAGGTCGAGGGCATCTTCCTGTGGGCGTTTGAGGGATTGCAGCGGCTTGCCGCCAACAACTTCAAATTCACGGAAAGCCAGCGCACACGGGATAACCGGGAGGCAGTGAAACGAGATAACAACAACGTCTTTGATTTTCTGGAGTCAGAGGGCTACATCCGGCTGAAAGCAGACTGTACCATCAGCTCTAAAGACTTGTACGAAATTTACCGGATGTGGTGCGAGGAAAACAATCTGACACCGCTAAAGCGCCGCAGTTTCAGTGATAGTGTGATTGCGAACCAAAGCAAGTACAATCTGGAATACTGCAACAAGATCACCAATGCTGCCGGACGGCGGGTATGGGGCTTCTTCGGTATTGAAGCGATTGCCAGACCCAATATAAACGGGTTTTCTGATGTTTCAGAGCGTACGTACGTACCGGAGGACTGGCGATGAATTCTCCAGCCACCGCTCCATGTACGTATGTACGCTTTGTTTTTTCCGAAACACTGCTATATGAAAAAACTGCTGGGTTTTGCTATATTTTGGGGTGAGAAATCAAGCCAAGTGAAATTCGCAAACTATTTGACTGTTGGCAGAAGTGGTTTCACGAAATCGCGCTTCTCAGAACAGCAACATGGGTGCGCGGAAACGTGGGAAACTACACGTTTTAGAGCGAAGTCACACAGAGCAGAAAAGTCGATAGGTGTTACCTGTGAACAGGACATCATAACGGCGATTCTGAGCGGATTTGATGGCAACAGAATTTTTCACGATGCAGCGAAGCGGATGCGCCGAATGGCGTGCCGGCTTCGCTTTTTCATCATCTGAATTTTGGAGGGAATTTGAATATGAGTGTACGCAATGAAATCAAGGCGCAGATCGTCCGCGCCGGTTTTACGATGCAGGAGGCTGTTGACCTGCTGCATGATGAATATGGCTGGTCGGACAGCGTTTCCAATTTGTCTGCCAAGTTGCAGCGGGAGAGCATCCGCTATAAAGAGGTCGTCGAGCTTGCTGACGCGCTGGGTTATGAACTGATCTGGCAGAAACGGAGGGAAAAATAAATGAGTAAGCCGCAGTTTGCGATTCTCCGCTTTGCAAAGTACAAAGGACCGGAGATTTCCAACATTGAGGCGCATAATGAGCGCACAAAAGAGGAATACGCCAGTAATCCAGATATTGACAAGAGCCGCAGCCACCTGAATTTTCATCTGCTCGAACCGGAACGTAAATATCGGGCGGAAGCAGAGCGGCAGATCAAAGATGCCGGTTGCCGCACCCGTTCGGACAGCGTGCGGCTGGTGGAGGCTCTTGTGACTGCAACGCCGGAGTTCTTCAAGGGCAAGAAAAAAGCTGAAATCAAAACCTATTTTCAGGAGGCGCTGGACTTTATCAAGGAACACCAAGACCCGAAAACAATTATATCCGCTGTGGTGCATATGGACGAGAAAACGCCCCATATGCACCTTTCTTTTGTTCCGCTGACAGAGGATGGGCGGCTCTGTGCCAAAGAAATTGTTGGAAACAAGAAGAAGCTGACACAGTGGCAGGACAGGTTTTGGGAGCATATGGTCAAAAAATACCCGGATTTGGAGCGAGGCGAGAGCGCCAGCGAAACCGGACGCGACCATATCCCACCACGGGTGTTCAAGCAGATGGCTCGTTTGACAAAACAGGCGGAGCGGCTGGATATGCTGCTTTCCGATGTGAAGCTCAGCAACTACAAGGAGCGCACGGCGCAGGTCATGGCGTTTCTGGACAAGTATATTCCGGATGTTGCTGCAATGGAGACACAGATGAAGAAGTATCATAAATGTTTTACCACAGCGGAAGCGGAAAAGGCTGTATTAAAAGCAGAAAACGAGAGCTTGACGGATAAGTTGGAAAAAAGTCAGCAGCAGAGTACCCTCAAGAAACTGCAAGATGCCAAGCTGCAAAGTGATTACGAAGCGGCGCAGGCTGTTCTTGAACGGATTCCACCGGATATTATCAAGGCATACGCACAGCGGGGCAACCGGGAAAGGAAGGTTGATCAGTATAGCGCACTGGAATAAGGATGAATGGATCGGCCTTGCCGATTTGCTTGCAAATCTGATAGAAAAATACGCGACAGTTCTGGATTTGGACAACCTTCCGGAACCGCCGTATTCTTTTGGCGACAAAGAAACTGTAAATAATTTGGAACATCCAGAGGAAAGCATTGAAAACGCAGAAACGGCATGATATAATTATCGTGCAATTGATGTCCAAACTCAATGTGGGGAGAAAAAAGTGTCCCTGCATTGAGGTACATAAACTTGACGGAGTGAATGACATGAATGGAAAGAATAAAAATAACAATCCGTCCGAGATGATTATCTATACAACAGAAGATGGATTGGCGAAAATTGAAACGACCTTTGACGGCGATACGGTTTGGCTGTCCATTGACCAGATGGCAGAGCTGTTTCAGCGTGATAGAAGTGTGATTGGCAAGCACGTGCGAAACATTTTCAAAGAGGGAGAGCTTCAAAAGACAGCAGTATGGGCAAAATTTGCCCACACTGCTGCCGACGGAAAAGTGTATGATGTCGATTATTATAATCTTGATGTTATCATTTCTGTCGGCTACCGTGTGAAATCTCAGCGCGGCGTGCAGTTTCGTATTTGGGCAACAGGAATTTTGAAGGAGTATATGCGAAAAGGCTTTGCTCTGGATGATGAGCGCCTGAAAAATCTGGGTGGCGGCGGATACTTCAAGGAGCTGCTGGAGCGTATCCGCGATATCCGTGCTTCGGAAAAGGTGTTTTATCGACAGGTGCTTGAAATCTACGCGACCAGTATTGACTATGATCCCAAGGCGGAAATCTCCATTCAGTTTTTCAAGAAAGTCCAAAACAAGATTCATTATGCCATTCATGGACAAACCGCGGCGGAGGTCATTTACACACGCGCCGATGCGGAGAAAGAATTTATGGGATTGACCACCTTTGCGGGCAGTCAGCCCACGCTGAAAGAGGCAGTAGTTGCCAAGAACTATCTGAACGAGAAAGAGCTTCGTGCTATGGGGCAGCTTGTATCCGGCTATCTGGATTTTGCGGAACGACAGGCGGAGCGAGAGCAGGTAATGACCATGCAGGACTGGTCAGAGCATCTTGATCGGATTTTGACTATGAGTGGAGAGCAACTGCTGATTGGCAACGGAAGTGTCAGCCATAAGCAGGCTATTGACAAGGCAACCGGCGAGTATAGAAAATACAAAGCCCGTACCCTCAGCGAAGTTGAGCGCGATTATCTGGATTCCATCAAGCTGTTGGAGCAGAAAACAGATAAAAAGTAAGCCGGGGTGGAGAAGACGTGATGAAAAAAAAGATAAAAGTCTATATCTATACGCGCGTGTCCACCGCCATGCAGATTGACGGATATTCTCTGGATGCACAGAAATCCCGAATGAAAGCCTTTGCCGACTTCAACGATTATGAAATTGTGGGCGAATACGAGGATGCCGGTAAATCCGGTAAGTCTATTGAAGGGCGCGTGGAGTTTAACCGCATGATGGAGGATATCAAGTCTGGTAAAGACGGTGTGTCCTATGTGCTGGTGTTCAAACTCTCACGTTTCGGCAGAAATGCGGCAGACGTTCTTTCTACCTTACAGGTCATGCAGGACTTTGGCGTTAACCTAATCTGTGTGGAGGATGGGATCGATTCCTCCAAAGATGCGGGAAAGCTGATGATTTCCGTTCTTTCGGCTGTGGCTGAAATTGAGCGTGAAAATATCCGTGTGCAGACCATGGAGGGCAGAATCCAGAAAGCCCGTGAAGGGAAATGGAACGGCGGCTTTGCGCCATATGGCTACAGGCTGGAAAAAGGGCAGATTTTCATCAATGAGGAAGAAGCTGCGGCAATCCGCGTGATTTTTGACCAGTATGTGCATACGGATACCGGCGCAAACGGCCTTGCAAAATACCTTGCAACCCACGGGATTCACAAAATTCAAAGACAAAACGGAAAAAATCCCTTATTCGATGCGGCGCTGATCCGCAGGATTCTGAAAAATCCGGTATACTGCGGGAAAATCGCCTATGGCAGACGCCGGACGGAGAAGGTGCATGGCACCCGAAATGATTACCGGCTGGTGGAACAGGATGATTATCTGCTGGTGGATGGTCTGCATGAGGGAATCGTTTCCGAAGAATTATGGCATGAGGCACAGGTCAAACTGCTGGCACAAGCGGAGAAGTACGAACATGTCAACAGGGGCAAGGATACCAAAATTCATCTGCTGTCAGGCATCGTAAAATGTCCGGTCTGCGGCGTGGGAATGTACGGAAACAAAAGCATCAAGCACAAGGCGGATGGCTCAAAATACAAGGATTTTTATTACTATGGCTGTAAGCATCGTACAATGACGCACGGGCATAAGTGCGACTTCAAGAAACAGATCAATGAAGAACTGCTGGACAGCGCCGTTGCAGAGGTTATTGTAAAGCTGGTAAGCAATCCAAAGTTCGCCGCCATGATGCAGGAAAAGATCAGCATGAAGGTGGACACCTCTGCCATTGAGAAGGAGATCGCGGCACATGAAAAGCAGCTTCGCCAGAGCTATTCCGTAAAAGCGCGGCTGATGGAGGAGATTGATTCCCTCGACCCGGACGATAGGCATTACATCAAACGCAAAGCAGACCTTGATGACCGACTTTACAAGATGTATGATAAAATCGAGGATACAGAAAACCAGCTCGTTGCCGCCAGAGCCAAGAAGATGGCGATTGAGGCGGAAAAGCTGACAGGCGACAACATCTACAAGGTGCTGATTTACTTTGATAAGCTCTATTCCGTCATGGACGATCAGGAAAAGCGGCAGCTTATGGAATCGCTGCTTTCCGAAGTCCAGATTTATGAGGAACGGCAGCCCAACGGTCAGTGGCTCAAGTCCATCAAATTCAAGCTCCCAATCATTGCGGAAGATATGAGCTTGAGTTTGGACAACGATGCACATGTGGAGACGGTTGGCCTATTCACAAAACAATGATATAGCAAGACCGGCCAGGATTCCGTTAGAACCCCGGCCGGTCTTTTTATTGCATTCTCACTGGAATACTGATCTCGGTGACAAACTTTTGCAGGTCATTGGCCAAGCCATAAGCAATCATGTCGTCATCCTCCTCATCCAACACCAAAAAGATACGGTCGCAGGGGGAATATTTCCCCTACTGCAAGTGTTCCCTCGAAAGGCCAATTCTTACTTTTCCCAGGAAAACCGCCGCCCACAGCCCGCCCAATGCCGGCCGTGGCTCCCATTACAAGCCCCGCGGTCATGACCGTGAGCATATGCATCACCTGCGAACCGATGGACACCACGGTGGTGCTGGCATCGTCCTCATACCGACCGATAATAAAAAGGTCGGCCAAGCCATACAGGGCCTACAAAAAATTTGTTTTTGCTATACTTTATGATAGATACATTTTATCATGGAATTTAGGGCTTTTTCAACCCCACATGTAGGAATAATGCAAAAGTAAACTACATTTTTCTCCATTCACCTGCTATTAAGTTGGTATTTATTGATGAGCCTTTGTGTTAAGATGCTTTTCAATTTTAACTATTGCCTCTTTAACCGGGCCATCGCAGCCTTGCTCGGCAAGCCCCTTCAGACATGCCAGTAAACCGTATGTAGTAATCTGCAATTCCTTTTTTATCCCACTTATATCGGTATCCTGTTTATTCTGCTGTAGTACCCAATTGTGCACTTTAGTAAAATATGTCCCGAAAGCAACAACTGCTGCAATAACGGTAGCCGCTGTTATGATTGTCTGCCAGTCTACATACAACAGTCACCCCTCCTCACTCAGCTGCAATAGCATATCATACTCTTGTGGACTGATTATCTTCTCTGCTTCTTCTCGTGGCAAGTGCATTTTGAATTTCTTGTCGATGTCATTCTGCTTGTACCATTTGTTCCAGTAGTACACATTTGCCAGTGCGCGAGCTTTATGCATCACACAAATGTTTGTACTACGCTGGTTGACAGATCCGGTTTCCTGATAGTTCCACGCAGAGCACCAGCTACAACCAGACGCAATTGGACAATTAAAGCATTCATCGGTTGACTGCGACCTGCGTGTGATACTATCGAGGTATTCTTTAACTGCCTTGTGTTCCGGTTGTTCGAAAATGCCGTAAACCGAACCAACAATAATCGGAGGTGCATCGTCACCTAATGAAGATGGCATATACCGCAAACATGGATATGCAATGCCATCAGGATCAAAGGCTAACATTGCGCCAGTTCCGCCACACCAGTTACCGTTTTCTTGAGGAGTTAATGGGCAGAAATTATTTTCTGAGAAAAGCGACACAGTAGTGCCGTCATTTTTAGTCATAAGCTTGTCTGCCATCTGTTTCATCTCATCATACAGGATCTTAGCATGTTCGGCCGTCCACTTAACCTCGTAGATGCAATTGGCGTGTATGGTTTTCATACCTTCACCCATAAAGAAATCCACTATCTTGTTAAGGTTGTGAATGTTTTCGGGAGCAATCGTTACCTTTGTACCCAGCTCCTCATAGAAGTTAGCGTTGAAATGCTTTGCTGCGGCATAGGCATCATCGAAATTACCTCGACCGTCGTGATATACTCGACAGGCATCGTGGATTTCTTTCGGTCCGTCCAATGTGACGGCAAAACTCAGATTATTGCGGAACTTGTGCAGAAATTCCTGTACTTTTGGCTCGAAATACAATGCCCCATTAGAAGTAATGCTTACCCGCCAAGTGTAAATCCAAGGGTGATTTAATTCGATGCAACGCTGAACAAAGTATGTGCAAATATAATCGATTATATCAACCGCCATCAGCGGTTCTCCTCCGATCATATCCAATATAATAGCCTTTGTTTTTCGATTGATGAATGTTCCCTTGTCTTCTTCCCACATACGGAAGAGAAGATCGACACCAGCCCGAGCCGTCTCTTTTGACATCACCCTATGTCCTTTATGCCCTTGATAACAATAAGTGCAGGCCATCGGGCAGTCATCTGTCACTTGAAAAGTAACATCACGGCAAAGAAACTCTTCTGGAAGCATTTTTGCGCCTTCTTCTGGGTACAAAGTATAAAGGTAGTCTGCATAACTTATTTCGCTTCTCTTCATGCGTCCTCCATATTGTACTCGATGGTGCACTCGTCAAAGTTAAAAGAGTAGCTCATAACTGCGCCGTCGGGCTTAAAGCGCTCACTCACTTCTCTTTTGGTCAGCTCCAGCTCCACGCTCTTTGCTTCACAGCTATCGGCATACAGCTGCAGGTTTTTCTCCAGTACATCAGGCTGCGCCATCAGATAACGCAGAACGCCAAGCGCCGCGTTATACTCGTACCAAAGGCGTTCCACACAGACGCTATCCTGTTCGCCGATATTCACTTTAACCGTCATTTAAGCTCCTCCTTATAAACCGGCAACATAATTGTTATATGCATCCTCGGTTTTCAGCACTTCATTAATCAGTGCTTTAAGGTCCTCAATTCTGGTAGAATCATATGCATAAATACCCATCAGTTGTCTCTTTAAGTCCTCCATTAGGAACCATTCCATTGTGTTTTCCACACAATCTTTATGCGCATCAAGAACTTTAAGGCAATAGGATATTACTTTATCGATGCCCTCAGCATTGCGCTTGCGATCAAAGATAAAGAAACCTACAACCGCAGATTTTGTGCGTTCGTCATATTTGCTCCCTGTTGCTTCCTCTACTTTCTTGATAAGAGAATTAGCATAAGCCTGCAGTTCGGCTTCTGTACATTCTACCACCGGCTGCATCGGTTGAGCACAAATAATATAATAGAGCTCTTTGCCTTTCGAGCTCTTACTTTCTTCGAGTGCGTTTTTTATCTCGTCAATCGAGATTTCTTTCATTTCTGCAATCCTTGTTACAATGATTGCTTGATTTACTCCAAACATATGAATACCCTCCGTCTATTCTTTGTTTTAGGTTGACATCCGAGCTTGCGTTCCACAGCCACCTTTACAGCCACCTTGACAGTTGTTTGCGCACCGCGCTACACAGCTTCCAGTACACTTCCCTGAGCATGACCCTGAACAATCCATTCTGCATGCCGCTGTGCAGTTACTCGTGCACCCGTCTCTCCAGCAAGCTCCTCCGCACGAAGTGCTACAACCTCCAGAACAGGTCCCTTGACAGTCACCAACGCAAGATCCAGTACATCCGCTGCAATCATAAGAGCAAGAGCCTCCACAACCAGAACAGGCGTTATAACAACCGGAACTACAAAGTCCACTGCAACCAGAAGCACAATCGGTTCCGCTTCCTCTCAAAGGATATGCTTCATGAGCCTGCAATTTAGCCTCAAATGTTTCCATTTCAGGCACCGCATCTCCAGTGCTTTTTTCCGTATATCCACTTGGAGTTATTGCATTAACCGGAACAATAAGCTTATTGGCATGCTCAGGTTTAATAACTCCTCCTGCAGTAGGGTTTTCAGTGTAATCGTAAGCGGTTCCGGCATACGATGTCAAAGATCCGCTATAGCGTCTACGATTCATTTCAGCCTTTACTCGTGCTTTCAAGCTTACGAAATCAGATGCAAGGATTCGATTTTGCGAATTTAGAGCCATGTGCAGACCCCCCTTATTAACCGAATGTCGAACCAATAGCGACCCATGCGGTGCCATTGTAATATTTAACGATGTTACTATTGGCGGTATCGATCCAAAGTAACTTGGTATTCGTAGGGGCTGTAGCCTGAGCTACCCACCCGCCACCACCGCCACCAAGCACAACGGGATTTCCTAAAATTGTACTCATGCTTACGCCTCCTCGATAAGTGTCTTCGTAATCTGAACACTCATCGCCGATGTCGGCTTTGCGCCTGTTACCCGAACAATAACTGTTCCGTCCGTATTCTCGGCAACGATTATACCAACGCCAGCGGCCTGCAAAGCCTTTAACTGGTCCACCGTGAATTGTAGATCTACCTGCATATTAACAGCTTGACCAGTTAAAACCGTTTGATAGTAGGGATCGGAACCCGACCAAGCAGTGGTCAGGTTCACGACCTGGGTAAAGATTTTAGGCTGATAGTCCGCAGTACCAACAGCGCGAGACCCATTAGCCTTATAAAATACTTTACCCTTTACTACGGAGCTTTCATCGGCAGTCGTGTCCGAAATATCCAACAGAGTGTCACCGTAGAAACTCACTTTGTTGACAGCCATTTTGATTAACCTCCGATGGTTACAGTCTGACCACCAGCCGCATTATCAGCATATGCAATCGGCACAGCAGCCACAACGACTTCAGTCAGATGATCGTAGCCCTCATCAGGCAGAACGGAGAACTGATCCTTCGCAGGAGTGACCGTCTTCTTCTGCCCGTTAACAAGCTCACCCGCGTAATCACCTGTCACGCCAAGAATTTCCACGCCAGACTTAATATTACCTGCAATAAGCTTTGCGGCCTCGGTCTCGTCAATAACCGCAGAGCCAGAACCGTCGTGGTAACCGGCAGGAATCGAAACTTTGGACTTGCTGATAATCTTAAGTTCGACCTTTCCTTTATTGGCCATGGTACCGGTTACTTTCTTCTTGCCGGCGTAGGCGGTCTTACCTGAAAGAATTTCAGCGGCAACCGCATTTGCATCGGTGGTGTCACTATCATAAGTACAAGTACCTGTGATGGGGGCACCGGTTTTATCATGTGCGGTCTTTCCGGCAAGCAAACTTGCCGCATCGATGGTATCATCGGTCAGATCCATCAGAGTTTCACCGAAATACACGATCTTGGAATTGTACTTGTTGTTTGGCATAATTGTCATCCTCCTATAGTTACTGTTTGTCCCCCTGCGGGGTTGTCCACAATTTGTTTTGGGACCGCTTTAACGGTCACATTTTCTTTTAGCAGTTTCTCTTTGGTGAGCAGAACCTGGTCCGTTGTTTCCGGAGTTAAAGTATATTCACCCTCATAAACCTCTGCTTCCGTCCCTTCTTTGATCTCCAGTGCGGTATCAAAATCAACAGGGAAGACAGATTTCGTCGGGGAGAATCCTATTTTGAACGAACTTCCCGACATCATTAAGCATCACCGCCCGATATTTCGCTTAGAAGCCCATCTTTAAGAACATCGTAAACCGTTACTCGCAAGACCTTAGAATTCATCCTCTTTTCGCCGATGCCAACCCGCAGCTGAATCTTTACATCACCTTGCGGTTTGAAAAGTGCTGTTTCTTCTTCGGTAAGTGACACGGAAATCACTGTATCATTCCTGGTACAGTCCGCTAAGTTTTTGATGAGAACTACATTGTCATTCTGATAATAGATGATCGCAAGTTCCGTAATACCATCGGTGCAAAACGGGAGAGTAAAGAAGTGTGTTGGCGTTGTATAACGACTTATAAGACTCATCTTAACCACCTCCATTGGCACTTGCCGTTTTAGTCATGATTGCTGTCACTTGCACTGTGAGATCAGTATTTGGCTTTTCACCTATTGCGGTAGCAACGAAAGTTCCATCGACATTGTCTATCCGAAGCACCATTGTTCCATTTTCAGCAAGCGTCTTATACGCAGTATCGCTCAGCTGAATGGAAATCTGGCTATCTGTTGGAGCATTTGCGATCGTGACATTCTGCTTGAACGGCGATTCAGTACCAGTCCATCCTTCTGCGGGTAAGGAAACAGAAGTTACAAGCGGAATATCAGCTTTGGTCTGGATGAGATTCAACAAGTTACCGGCAACATTTCCGTCAAGGGTCTCTTTGAGCCCTGCGAACCACTCGTCGAACTCACTCTCCTCATTCGTGACCCAAGTATTGATTTCCTGCGTTTGGTTATCGACAAATTTGTCTAATTCATCTTGCCACTTCCCGAGTAATACATCCAGGCTAACTGTCTGGAGCAGTGCTGTCACAAATGGTGTTTTCTCACTGCCGACCATTGGAGTAATATCAGCCTGAGCGATAGCTGTAGTCCCATATTTTCTGTAAATATAACAGAGCGGGTACTGATGCACTTCCTCGCTATTTTCCATTGCCGGTCTTTCAGGTGTGCTGGATGCTGTTCCCTTTAAGAATTTAATCGTATTCTGACGAACCATGGAGGAGGCATTAACTTCCAACACAATCGCATCGATGCGATCAAGAAGAATATCAGCCTCTGGCAACTCAATCGGCAGTATGGCATCGTTTACAGTCCAAGTATGATTGAACCATGCCTTGCCGGTATCGACATTTACGGTATTACCGTTTGCAGCGTTTACAGCCAAAGCATTACCTACAGTAGCAAAGACACCATCACCGATCAGCCCATCGAAAATACTGCCCATTTGGATCGCATTGTATTTGCGGTCCCCGTTCAATGAGTTATAGAATCCGCAGGTTACACTCATCGGTTTTCACCCTCCTTACTTTGAAATTGTCATGAAGGTCGGGTAGACCGATAATCCTTCTTCACTATGAGAAGTAATTAACTCGGAGATGTAAGCCGCACCTTCGTTACCATACTCATCGGCGATCTGAACGATATCGCCAATGGAAAAATCCTCACCATAATTAAAAAGCCCCGCAGCATCGACTTCCCCCTCAAAAGCAATGGAAACCGTATGATCCGCAAGGTCTTTTAATCCTTTTGCCTGCAACTGGCTAATGTAATCACTGTCAGAAAGTGAGCCGCTATCAGTAGTCGATGAAACATCTCGTGCATCAGTGAAGAGTTCACGACGGTCAAGTCCGGAAGCTTCACCAACAACCGTAGTCTTTCTTGCTGCACCTTCGCCCTCTCCGGCCACCAAAGTGACATTCCGAAAATCAGCTTTTGACGAAAAGTAGTTGCTGTTGATGATGTTTTCGAATTTGGGAGAGAACACCACATATGGATTTTCAGTCTGGTTATAAGAACGGTCGATTCCCGCATATAAACTGAAAGCAAACTCGTTGTTCTCCGTCAAAACGATCTTGAACCCAATATTGTTTTCCTCACAAAGCCCCTTGATAACATCATAAAGGCAATCGCCTGTGTACTGGTGGTCAATTTTCAGCTCTGTAATTTTAGAGTCTGTTGACTCTGTGAAAACAAAGTTGGAAATCTTTCGATCCTCTATGGTGGGTGAAATTATGCACTCATTGAGCATGGCTTGAATTCCATTTTGAAGATTGCCGGTGAAGATCCTCTGCCCCCAAATAATTCGTCGCTCAAGTATTGCTTCTAATGAGCGTCCCGTAACAATAAGCTGATTCCCGTCCTCAACATCTGCATCAATCTTGATACTCTCAATGATCATGCAATGTTCCGAGTCTTTTGACCAAAGATAATAGTCTTCTTTCAGGATGCTCAAGAGCTTGGTGTCCATCGTGAAGTAGATCTCGAAATCACCATATGCATTGTAGCGATCCGTCCAGATCATAGACTTGTAATTATCTATTACGGCAATGGACTCAAAGTTTTGATTCAGAACCAAGAGTTCCATCATTATACCCCCTCATAGATAATCTTGTTCTCGACTCGGAACTGCAGATTTGTAATGCCGGTTTCGGCGGTGAAGGCAAAAACATTATCGCCTTTCGTCAAGGTAAACCAATCCGTGTTTTTCCCTAAGCAGTTCAAGATATTGTAGGAAACACCTTCTCGAAGCAGAGTAATGCTCTTGTTACCCTTTGTTGTGTTAATAATGATATCATCGCTTACGACCAAACCCTTGCCGGTGATCTTCTCGATTTTATCGGTGTCGATTCGCATTACTTCTCTGGTGTCGGTGTTGTATATGCTGATATTCGTTGCCTCACCGAGAGCGTGAATCCGGATTACGATGCCTATTTCAGTATCACCGTAATATGTGATAACGCCGGCAGCTCTACTCTGGATCTCACTGAACACGATCATTGGATCGGTCAAGGACTCATTTGAAAATGGGAATTCAAGCATCGGAGCTATGCTATAGAACTCCGTGACGATATCCCCATTCTCTCCCGCCGTATAAAAGTAAGGGTCCGGACAAATGATCGAGATCTGCGCGCCTTCTTGAGAGCTGAAGATGTTTGGCTCATTTGACTCTACATAGCCGGTCGTCTTCACATAGCGATTATCAGTTTCGATGATAATGTCGATATTCTTTTTAGTGGGGAAATACTTGTAAGATTTCTGGCGAATATCTTCAATTGATTCCCCATAAACGGTATCGACAAAAGCCATCTGAAAAACGATGTTTCGCTGTGTCAGTCGAGCAGAGTTGAACTTCGAACCATCATTTGTCGCGACTTCAGTGGTGTTGATGTTCGCTTTTACCGGTCCCAAGCCTGTAACAGACTTAATGAGGAAGCCCGACAGCGCAGGCTCCCTCAAAGTAAGTTTGATCGTATCACCCAAGTAATTGGTGATCGTAAATGAATAAATCATGCTTCCACCAATCCTTTCAATGCCGCAAACTGGTTCTTTGTCTGACGATAAATATCAATTCTGGACAAAGACTTGGGCGAGTAGTTGTTCTGTGTGAAATTGTAGTTATTCGCGATGGAAGATTTCTCATTTCCATTTTGAATTGTTCCGCTGCTTTCGCGCTCCATGCCTGCGCTGATTTTCATTGCCTGAGTCCTACTCATCAGTGCGGATAGCTTTCCAACACCATTGGAAACATTAGAAAGATCCAGAACCGGTCGAATCGTCGGTTGAGTATCAATACCGTTCTCAACGAATTCACCAATCTTGGAAATTGCGGTGCGCAGACCTTCTCTTGCGGCGTTTCCGATGGATTCTCCGGCAGTGTAAGATCTGCCTGTATAATCGCCAAGAGCGTTTACGAACCCGAGCCCGAAGAACTCGCCGATGCCGTAGCTGATGCCGGAAGGCGAATGGATATCAAGCTCCGATCTTGCCGCGGCAGCGGCTGCACCAGCCATTGCGGCAGCCTTTGCAACTGCCAGATAGGTGTTTGCAGCGATGCCATTTGCAAACTCGGAGGCGACATTCATACCGGCAGAGTAGAATGCAGACGCTCTGTTATTAACCGCAGTCAAACAATCGGAAAGAAGCGAGGATGCGGCAGAACGGCACTGCGGACCGCCGGATTTAATACCGGAAGTCAGTTTTGCCATCATCGTTTTGCCGGCAGAAACAAACTTCTCATTTTTGCTTCCGATAACACCGACTATCAGATCAATAGCGGTACCGATCTGTGTGCCCGCATTGGCAAAGGAGTTGACAAGACCATCGATGCCGGCTTTGCCGAGATCTTTCAGCCCTTTCGCAAAACCCGACATGGCACCCTTTTCGGTATCACCAATGGCGGTTGCTATACCCACAAGGCGGTCAATCTCCGTCACAATTCCGGTGAGTTTCGATGCTTCGATTTCTCCAACAGAATTGTAAAACTCAACAAAGGATTTTCCGAAATCAGAAAGCTGCTCGCCGAAGGTGGCGATATTGTTTTCACCATTAAACAGGTTCTTGAGAGTTGCCCCGCTGGTAGGAACCGATTTGGCCAGTTCGACGAGAGTATCAGCGATATTACGACTGTTTTCGACGACATCAGGTTTCAAACCGGTTACGCTCTCAGCATAGTCCTTCATCGCCTTGCCAAACGAAACAATTTGACTGCCAAATGTTCCGATATTGTTTTCGCCGATAAGTGCAGTTAGAAATTCTGACCCGCTTTTGGGGACGCTATTAGCAAGCTCAGCCAATGCTTTACCAGCAGTGACGCTATTGGTAACCACATCTCCTCTCAAATCAGCAACACTTTCAGCATAATCCTTTATCGATTTACCAAAAGACACAAGCTGTGTCCCGAACACACTCATATCAGTCTCACCCTTGAAGAACTTTTCAATGGTGCTACCGGTAGTCGGGAAAGCCAGCATCATCTCGGCAATTGCTTTACCGGCATCTGTTGCTTTGGAAATATCATCAGTCTTCAGACCGTCGACTTTTCCTGCAAACGCAGTAATACCTTCGGCAAAAGCAGCCATCTGAGTTTTAAACTTATCGATATCTACGGAACCGGTAAAGAGCTTATTGAGACCACCCTTGGTCGGAAGTAAAGATATCATTTCTGCCAGATGCAGTCCCGCCTCAGCTGCTTTTGCCACATCTTCAACATTGAGGTCCTTAACCTCGCCTGCAAATTCCTTGAGCGCCGTGCCCAACGGCTTAACCTCATCTGCAAAAGAAGAAAGAGATCTGCCGCCAGTGAACCAGCGACCCAAACCATCTATAACATTGGCTGCCGTGAGAATCAGGATTGTTTGTGCAAGAGCATTTACACCATCCAGCATTTCATGCGTTATAGATTTAGCTCCATCAATGAATGGCTGGAGATTAGTCATGAAATCGGAAAGATCTTTTCCAACTTGTGGAAGACTTCTCGAAATTCCGCCCATGACACCGCCAACTATACTTCCGATGAATGTGCCAATGCCGTTCCCAATTACATTGAGAATCTCAATCGCTTTCGTCAAGTTTTCTTCGTTTAATACATTATCGGCAACCAATCTTCCTATGGCTTCCATAAGCACGCCCATAGCAGCTATAAGCGTTATAAGCGCGCCAATTCCGGCATAAGCAGCTCCTCCACCAAGACCAACCACTGCGAGAATTGCGCAGGACTTAGACAAGGACATCAATAGTGTCGAAAGACTAACGGCAATTTCTGCCGAATTCCCAAGATCAAATCGTGCCAAAACACCGACAATAACCGCCAAGCCGGCAACGATGGCAATCATAATGCCCATAGCCGTCATAGCGGTCGGAGCAACATATTTAACGCCACTTAGGATGAGAAGCGAAGCAGACATTGCAACTAACAAAAGTGATAATGCCTCTGCAACAGGAAGCACTGAGTTCATCGGCAAACTGCTCAGAGCAAATAAAATGCCTCCCAATGCCGCAACGATTACCGTCATAACAATCATGGTCCCGGTCGCTTTCTTCACCAATGCAGTTGATGCAACCAAGACGGTAAATGCAGCAATAATGGCAGACAAACAAACAGCGACATTTCGCAGTTTACTTTGGTCTTCTATCATAGACAGTGCACCAAGTGCAGCAACCAGAATGCCAATTGTAACTGCAACTACAATGAGTGTCCCTTTGCAATCCTTTGCCAAACTGGTAACTGCAATCAAACCCATAAACAGAAGCTCCAAAACAGCGATAATACCAAGCGCTTGTTTTATTCCTTCCGGTTTAAGATGTCCCAGTATCACCATGGCGCCAGCTAATAGAATCAATGCACCGGATACTGCTAACAGCATTACACCGGCTTTTGCAGCATTCGGACCTGCAAAGATTGACAGGACCATAAGTCTACCGAAGACCGTAAGGAGCTGTGTAACGACAGCCGTCACCCGATGCAGTGTTCCAATGTCCATACCGGCAATCATTTTGAAAGAAATCATAATGAGAACCAGTGCGGCGGACATCGCAAGAATTCCGAGACCGCCTCGCGCAGCATTCTTCCCAGCCAAAGAGCTTGCGGCCATCAGCCAAATAAATTTAGAGAAAATAGCCGAGAAGATCTCCATGTTCGCCCGCATTTTTGCTACATCCAGATTCCCAAAGGAATTAAGCACATTAATAAGGACTTTCAAGGCAATAACCAGTGCAAGAATACCAGCCCCTGCGCCGATTGTGATTGAGCTGCATGCCGCTGACACTATAACTAAACCGACGATTATGCCAATTAAGATTCCGACAGAGCGATTTAAATTCTTTAAATCAATGCCATCCAAATCTTTCAGTGCACTTGCCATTATCTTAAGAGAAACAGCAATCGCAACCAGCCCCAATGCACCTTTGGAAAGGTGGGGAACATATTTGCCAAGCAAGCCAGCAAAGAGAACCAATCCGGCTCCCAGTACACCCAGCACTGCAGCGTTATTGTGTACCTTTGTTGAGTCCAGCTCCTCCATCTTCTTCAAAGCTGCTACAAGTATCAATATTGACGCAGCCAAGCTAACGATAGAAAGCGAGTTCTTGAAGTTTCCACCCAAAAACTTATTAATAAGCGCCATAGCAGCAGAAACTGCAACCATAACTCCCGCCAGAGCAGCAAGCGCACCCACAGCGGACCAAAGTTTATCTTGATCTACGAGCGTTAGGACTACGATAGAAGCCGCAAGAATTCCGATAGACTTTGCAACATTTAAGACCGCCCTTGATTTGATTTCGGAAACAGATGCGTTAACCGCATTTTTAACGCTAACCAAAATACCGTTGAAATTGCCGAGAACTTTCCCGATTTCAGCAAGTGGTTTTTTTACTGCAGCGATGATTTTATCGACCTTCCGAATCGTAACAATCAAGCCTGTACCGATACCAAGAGTAAGGATCTCACCGATGCCAAAGTTGCTCTTTACTTTAGACCGGGCTTCCAACACAAAATCGAAGATCCTGTTTCGCAACCCATCAACACTCTCGCCCATCTCAAGGAAGCGGGATTTAACGCTGTATCGCATATTGTTGACGAGATCCTGAAATGTGCCAAAGCTCCCGAAGATATTAACAAAGTAAGTCAGAATATTGTTTCTAACATTCTTAAAAGCCGCACCGATATCGTTCAGAGTGATGGAATCAAGATTTTTCAACTGACCGAAAAACTCTCCGATCTTATCAATTCCGATTCCAATGTATTTTTCGAAGTTTACCATGCAATCCTGAACCGCCTGGCTAACCTTCTTAAATGCATTTTGAACCTGAGGCAAATCCCAAAGCTTTTTGATCCATTCACGAATCTTTTTTATAACTGCGGAAATGGCGCCAACAAGAGCCTCCAATCCTTTGGTTATATAGTTATTTTCGGTCAACCAATCTCGGAATTTCGTTATCGTATCGCCGACTCTGGCAGTCAAGCTAAGTAAATCAACATCAGCCATGCCGAGCAACTGACAAAGAACTTTTATCGCAGTCTTAACCGCCCCGCCGACAAGTTTTCTGAAGATGTCAACAATTGAGAATAGTCCCTTGAAGGTTCGGCGCAGCTTTCCTGCTGTTTCTTCACTGATTTTCAGGCTATCTGCAAATGATTTTAGCGCCTTCGTAATATTAAGGAGCTGTTCACCGGTTGTCGAAGGAAATACTTCACGAAAAGCATCCCGAACAACACCGAGCACCTCGGCGACATTATTCCACGCAGCCCAGAAAGCCTCGACCAAAGTCGTCCTACCACCAAGATCAGCCCATTCTTTAAGTAAGGCATTTCGCCTCTCTGCGCCCGAAGCGAATACATCCCACAATGCATTTGCCAAATCAGTCCATAAAACACGCTGCTCTTCATAGTTGCCGAAAATGAGTTCAAAGGTTTTCATCCAACCAGTGCTAACAGCATCTTTTGTCGCATCAATAGCATCCGCAAATGTTTTTGCTTCCTGTGCAGCAAGAAAGGCTTTTAAACCAAAAGCGTCAACGCTGCCGCCAAGTTCCTTGATCGCTTGCGACGCCGTGATCCCTTTTTCTTCTGCATACTCATAAATCTGATCAACAGCAGCACTATAGTCATTGAACACTTTCATCATGACATCGGAGGTAAGCCATGCGCCCTTTGTTAACTGAGTCGTGAACTGCGACTTCGTAAATGCCTCAGCGGTACCATTCAAGCCCTTAGCAATCGAAATGTATGTCCCATCCGCCTGCTTTTTCAAGGTACCCAAAGCAACTGCTGCATCGAGACACTTCTGTCTAAATTCGGCAGTATCCATGTTAGCTGTTTGGATAGACTTATAATCTTCCAAACGCATAACGCCAGCACCCATCGCTTGAGATAACTGGTACATGGCTCGACTTGCTGTCGACGCATTTTGACCGGATAATGCTGCCCAGTTCGCTATACCTTCCATCGCGCTAACCGATGACTTCAAGTCTTGTCCTGCGGCAGTAAACTTACTGATGCTATCAACCATATCAGTGAAGTTGTAGCTTGTTTCATCGGTAAACCAGTTTAACCGTTCAAGCTGTTCTTCAACCGTTGACATATCATACCCCTGCGCAACCAATGTCGCCACAGAGGTCGTTTTCTTTGCGAGCTTATCCCAACCGGCAGAAACCTGGTCGATAGACAAGGCGCGTACCAACCGCTCGCCGGCACTAATAGCTGAATTTGTAATGTTCTGTAAGGCTGTAATCGCAACAACCTGTAAAGCGGAGAATTTTAGCCGTACGGATTCTACCGCACTACCAAGTCCCGACATATCGACTTTCTTTGAAGCCTTGTCCAGCTCTTCGAAGCTTTTAGCCGCTCCGCGCATATTCAAACTGTCTTTCAGCTTTTCCAAAGTCGACATACTGGTACGGACATTTGTCTCGAACTGTTTGTTGTCAAATTTCATTTCAACAACTCTTTCGTCGATCGTCCTGCTCATAACTTGGTAACCTCCTTCCACGCATTATTCGCAATTCTGTCAAAAATAGGCTGGATAGCAGGATTGATGTAATCTCTCCCCTCTACCCAGCCGCCATTGCGAGTCCCGTGACCATATTGGAGAATTATAGCTATCGGAACTCCATTTTGAATATTTGAATTGTAAAAAGTGATCTTCGCCGTTCCATTACGGTTTACGATCTCGTAATACCAAGAACTTGCTGTGAGACCCGTATCGATAGGTGTAGCAGACGCAAGGGCTGCAACTCCTTCGCGACCATATTTATTAAGATCGCCAAGACGCACTACTTCTTTTGCTCTTTCTAAAAAGCGAGTCACCTTTGAGAAGTCGCCCTTGTGACTGAAACTTATCATTTACAGACCTCCTATCCAAGAAGTTGATTTACTCTTTTCTGTACCGCTTTATAATCATGGCCGGCTGCTTTAAGTCTGCTTATCCGCTCCTGACCACTTCCCCATTTCCCTTCTATTACCTCATGAGCAATTTGGTCGACGGTTTTCTTCTGGGAATATTCAGAAACTACTGATCCACTCTTTGTCGTGATGTATGTATCAAATCCGGCAATCTTTAGCTTCGCAGCCATTGCATCCGCATTCGCCTTATCGGCATATGCGCCTACTTGAATTTTATAGAGCCCATCAACTTTGACCATTATAGTCTCAAAACCAGAAGCCTTTACTTTCTTAAGCATAGCTTCTGCATACGGCTTGCTTCCGAAAGCACCGGTCTGAACGCGATAAAGCGTTTCCTCTGGAGTGACTATATGGGTTGTGCCGCCAAGTCTTGCTGTTACCTTAGAAGCTAAATCGCCCATGCGAGCATACATCCAGTCACCAGGGCAGCTCTTATTGGCAAACCAACGATGTACGGTAAGAATCATTTCGTTTGAATCAGGCTCATAGTTGAGTGTCTTCGCTTTATCTCCGAGCCATAGAAGTTTAGTTTTTCCATATCGCTTACAAATGTCTACACAAAGATTGATCAGCGTGGCATACACAGTATTGTTGAATGCATAGGGATGCGTAGCATCACTCGCACATTCGATTGTGATTGCGCGTTGGTCATTAGCATTGGAAGACGAGCACCAAGAACGATTTTTTTCCTCTACATACATGCCGATCCGCCCATCGTGACCTATGCCATACTGACAGGAAACCTTTCTGGAGGTGTTCAAGAACATATTGCCAAGGGTTTCAACCGAGCACTGACCGACGACGCAGTGGGGTGTAATCCGGTCCACAGCATGTGTTCTTTGACCTGAATGATTAGGACTCAGCTTCGCATAATTCACTAAGGGGCTATTACTCATGACCGCTCTCCCCTTTGGCTGCCTGGATTTGTTTTAAAGTTTGAACTACCTTATCGTAACCAACGGTGGAAACGAGAAAGCCAAGATACATCAGAATCGCAATCTCAACACCGATCTTAGTTGTAAAAGCTGTATCAGTCATGATCAGGTGCACAACGCTAACCACGCAGGCGATAACAACAGAAAGGATTGCTGCGAGAATATTGGAAGAATACTTAACATTACTCCCATCCAACAGTTTCTTAATACCCTCAACGGACAGATTTGTGATAGCAGAAACGATCAAAAGCGCGGTTAAAATAAAACTAATAGACATGGTCAACCCTCCTTGTAATCTGTACCTTCTTCGGAGTCAAACTCATGGTTTAATCTCTTTTCTCTCTCTTCGAAAAATGTTTCGAAAAGGGCTTTAAAGAAATACCCTAGCATGACACCTATCACCGTGGTAGCGATGGTGCTCGAAAGTGACTCCGCAATTTGCACTTGCCCCATAAATGCAAGTACATACGATAACTGTAAATCAATCAATGACACAAGCAGTATCAAAGCGACTGCTTTTTTTGTGAAGGTTTTTAGCCATGTTTTATAGGCTAATCTTCTATGACAAACCTTCTCGAAAAAGCATTTATGACATCGTCCAATAATGATAATCACCCCCTGGAGTTTAACTGATTTCTACGAGCGGCATTTAGTGCAGCATTATGCCTCATAATTTCACGATTGCTTCTTTTCTTTGGTGGACTGTTTTTTACATTACAAACTCTGATAAGAGTTAGAAGTCGGCTAAGATGCCACTTTTGAAATTCAACCGGAATGTTGTAGGAAATCATCCAGTAATAAATCAGTTCCGAGGTAATTGTTTCTTTGTTTCCTTTTTGCTTTTTATCCTCACAGAAAGTTGTAGCGGTCATTGGCGCTTCAATATAAGCATTTATGGATGCATAATTATCTGCGGTTAACCGATAATACACTTCAGGATCGACATTCTGGGTCAATGTCATACAACGGATATAGTCGATGATTTCTTCCTCTGTCTTTTCCTGTCTGCCTAAAAACGCCTTATTCCACTTACTTTCCCATTTTGAAAGAGAGACCAAAGAGTGTTCTAACTGCAGGGTCACCTCTTTCCTGTAAATGAATTCGTTGCGAATTTCATCGTAAAACTCGGCTGCCGGTACAGTTATTCTCAGCACTCTTTGGCCCTCCTACTTTTCTTATTTGACTTCGGCGACTGTTTTTTCCTTGACGCGGAGCACCTTATTTGTAAACTCTGCCGCATAAGCCGCATCCGTAACAAGTTTCTCAAACAGCACCTCATATGCCGGAGTTTCCATGAATGCTTTAGAAATCTCTTCCGACTTCATAAAGCGTCTGCCGTCATCACTCTTTTCGCCATAGGCACTCTTTATAAAGTTCTCAAAGAACTCCATAATCAAAGCACCGTTAGGACCTGCGGCAACGCTCTTGAGTTGAACATCATAACCCCCCTTTGCGCTCGCCTGCATTTTCACAATTTCAGGCTTGGAGAGGTCAAAGTAAAAATCTTCGGTTCTTTCAACGCCATTCAAATCGGTGTAAGTGATAGTTTCTTTAATCATATTTTTCTCCTTTCGATTAAAAAGGAGCCGCCAGCTTACCTGAATACGGCTCCATGTTTTAAAGATTAGCCCGCAGCTGTATTAAGATCATCGAAGATCTTGATGATTTCATCGGGCAGAGGAAGACGAGGCTCAACGCCGTCATTACCACCCTGAGTAGTAGGATCTTTACCATACAGGATCTCCTCCAGCTTAGTCATAAAGTCCGGACTAAATTTAGTGGAGTCGAAAGTCAGTGTAGCGGTCGGCTTCAGCTTCTTCCCATTAATCAACTTGTTAATGGCAACAGGAGTAGTGCTGATTTCCCAGGACAGGGTCGCAGCCTCGGGGTTGTCATTGATCGTGCTGTAGCCTTTTTCGGAAGGCGCAGCCAGACAGCCGTAAACGAGGTGCAGCTTGTAACCATGGTCATTCAGATCCGTATCATTGCCCAATACGGTACGATACGCCAGACCGAAAGTCTTACGAGACTGCTGGCCGGCAAACATACCGGGCATGATCTCGACAGAGCCATCGCACTCGGCAAACTCATCGGGATACATATAAGCCTCAACGGTTGCACCAAATTCCTCATTGGAAATCAGGTTTACATACTTAATGTTATCAGCATAAATGGGAGAGGGTTCGGCGCCGGAAGGGCTTTCGGTAACACCGGTAAGACCATTCCAAGCAACGCCCTTATTGTAGCTACTATCAGCCTGCATGGGGTAAAGGACACCGTGGTCACACCCAGTTTCATACAGCCGCTCGCCGACTTTGTCCCAAACGATTTTAGGCATATTGTGTTCCTCCTTAATTAGAAATATATTGAAAAATTCCAGTGATTCAGGTTATCACTTTTGTAATGGCGATTAAATCGACAAGTCTGCATTTTTGCTACCATATCCACAAAAGGACTATCCGGATTCTTGTCGATAACCGTCACGGAGTATTGCCTATAAGACAAATATACCCCGTCATCAGCATGCGCGTTCTTGAGGTCATCAAGTGCGTAAACGATGGCGGGGTAATTCATCTTAACCGACTCTGGTGGTTGAAAATACACATTACGACTACCCAGAAGTTGCTCCAACTGGGCTTGTAGAAATAGTCTACTTGCCATTGTATACACCTCCCACAGTCAGTATAAGCCTTGGGTACAGAACTTCAACACTCATGATTTTCCATTTCGCACCCATAAATTCAACATACCGCATAGAATGAAAATTCGCATAGGCAAATGGGTCAGCCAAAATGCTGATCTCATTCGAAATATTGATGTCGTCATTAAGATGCTCCGTCGTTTGAAGCTTTCTAGTATTACGAATCAATTCGCCATAGTACATTCGCTCAACAATGCGCTCTTCCCATACACCAGGCGTATTTTCTTCCGTTACAGCATATCCGACTGCTCCATAAAACTTTGCCATTTTGAATTTTCACCTCTCATACATGGTTTGTATCAGGTATCGCCGCCGGGAGTAGGATTTACAGGCTTAGTTACATCTTCCTCCAAAGCGATGGCGGACATAACACGGGTGTTGGCACCGGAGCAACGAGTCTCCAGCAGGCTCTTCTCCTGGTTGAAGTCAATGTCGAAATCCGTGAAATGGGTGATTTCGCCACCCTTAGTAGCGCCCAGAGAATAGTCAGCCAGGTTGACCATCAGACCCAGCAGCTTCTTGGTCTTACCATCGGAAGTGGTGCGGGTCTTGCCTTCGAACTGCTCCGCAGTAATGATTTCGCCAACATTCAGGGCAGCAGCCAGATCACTGACCTTGTCGTAAACGCGACGACCATTCAAATCGCGAGAGAGCAGCATCACATTGACCAGATGAGGAGTGCAATAGAAGTCAGGAGTACCGGAACCCTTGTACTTCTCACGGGCATAGAGCAGAGACTGAATAACAGCTTCTGCATAGATGTAATTCTCGCCAAAGTTCGCTGAGGTGTTGGTACCCTGCAGAGTAGTCTTCATACCGGTGATGTCAACATCAGCATGAATGGTGTAAAGCTCGTCATCCTGCCAAATCGGACGGATCTTATCCTCTGCGATCTTGCCATCGGCGCCAACCTCACGACCATCGCTGATCATGATAGCGGTTGCGAGTTCCTCATTCAGATTCATGCGATCAACAGCATACAGATACTGAACGACATCGAAATCCTGAATATCGACGATGTCATCACGATCCAGCTTGCTCTTCACATATACGGTCTGAGGATCAGTAGTTCTGTGGATCAGACCAAAGTTGCCCACTTCGCTCTTCTTGGTGCCCTTCTTATAGCCTCTTGCACGCAGATTCTCGATATTACGGATGTCTGCCTGACGGGTACGAATACGAGAAATAGGGCTCTTATGTACTTTCTGCAGCACCTTATTCACCCAGCCCTGATCGGTGGTGATCATTTCAGGAGCGCCGGGGCGAACATCCTTATAATCCGGGAAAAGAACATCGATATTATCGATACCGTGAGCCAGAGCACTATTCGGATTCTGCTCCGCATAGATCTCCATTGCAGTGCGAAGGCTACCTACGCTGTTGGACTTTGCCATAGAAATGATACCAGCCTGATCAGCATGAGACAGCACATTCGCCTGGTTCTGCTGGTCGTTGTCGAAAACATTATGTTTCATAGATTCATCCTCCTTATTATTTTCGGAATTTTCTTCTTTATTGTCGGGCTCGCTCTCCAGAGCCTGGGCAATCAATGCGCACATGACATTCTGCTGTTTTTCGGACATGGAGTTTACTACATCCGCAATGGTCTCCTCATCCTCATTTTTCTTGCCTTCGGCATCGGTATTCTTTTTCTCTTCCTCATCTTTCTTATCCTCTTTTTCAGAGGTGTCAGAGTGAGCCAGAGACAGTGGCATACCGGTATAGATGATCGCCTCATCTTCGGAGTTCTCCCCATGCTGCAGCATGGAATCGATAAATGCGCCGGGATTTGCACCCTTATGCACCAAACTGACTTCGCAAATGCATCCATGTACAACATCCGGACCATTCTGCTGAAGCTGATTGGCATAAATAGAAAGCGCGCAAATATCACCGTGTTTTACCAGCACCTTTCCCACTTCACCAGCTTCGGTATCATTGAAGAAGCCATAGGTATAAACACCTTCTTCGCGATTTTCGAGCCAGGCGTGACCAAGAACATTTCGAGGATCGTTGTGCTGGTGGTTCCAAACCAGCGGGACTTTGATCCCATCATTTCCCTTAAATGCGTCCCGACGAATCACTCTTCCATCCGAGCATCTAAGATCGTTTCTGGTAGCCCAGCCGCCGAAATCACAATCCTCGACCGAAAACGGTCTACTCATTTTGATTTTCCTCCTTGCTTCTGGTTTTTAATTTCTTGCTATCCAATTTGCCCGCTTTATCGAGTCTGCTCTCGATGATGTTTTCTGCAGACTTCTCCCGCTCTTCCGCCGGCTGACTCAGGTTCTTATTTCTAAGCTCATCTGCATTCGGATCATCGGAGGGCTTCATGCCGATCACCTGACGAATCTCATTCGAAGTCATGATCTCATTTCTTGTGAATTTGTCCGCGATCTCGGCAATGTTGTTCACAGGCACAAGCTTAAAGGGATCTCGGAAGAACGAAATCGATTGAAGCTGTGTTCGGGCAGTTTTGGTAAGAAATTTTCGCTTCATCTCATCGACGATAGCGGAAATAATAGGTTCGATTGTCCGATTGTTATAGTTCAGCATCGTTTTTTCATCCGCCGTACCATCCAAAATGCTCTGAGTGATCCCCAACTGGCTATATAGCATACTCGTCAGGTATTCAATCTGGGACATCAGGTTGTTATTTACGGATCGATTAAGCTGGGTAATATGCTCAGTTCCATCGGTATAGGCGATACCATACTTAGAACCAGACAATTGACTTTCTATATCTTTGCGCCTGTTTTCAGCCTGAATACGGCGTGCTTCAGTCTTAATCACATAGGGAAGCTGAATAATCAAATCGAGCTTTCCCGATCCGCTTTGTTCGTCAATAACATCAAGAATATTGAGCTTGCGAATCAGACGCTGCATAGTAGAATTGGGTTCGTTAATGACCGCATAGAGAGGATTTTCAATAATTGCCACCGCACTTTTCGGCATGACAATGTCCTCTTTTCGACCGGTCCTTTCGTTATAAACACGAGTTCGAATGTGCTGCGGGTACCACTCAAGTATTTGTCCTACTCTCATAGATAGGATGTCATAGGAACCCGATACATTTGGATCCTCGGTTGTTTCGACCGGAATGATTGCTACGCTGCCTTCGTCAAACATTGAAATAACAACATCCTGAATAAAAGAGCGCGGCGTTTGGTCAATATTAGCTTCCAGCGTAAGGCAGTTGTTCAGACCATCATCAATGGAGGACAGAAAGCGACCGTTTTCATCCAATCGAACATGCTCGATTCTTAACGCCGACACATCAAGCGCAATGCGGTTATACACAGAAGTGACGATGGAGCGTTCATTGCCGCGGGACATTCGCGGTCGATCCGCCCGGTATGAATAACCTGTTCCGAGGTCCCGATAAAACGCCTGATTATTACCGGTAAATGCGTCCCATGCATGCTTTAGCCTGGAACCAAAAGGAATAGCCATTTTGAATCGTCACCTCCTTACACCATGTCGATGTTTTTCTTCTTATAAGCCACTCTTCCGGAGGACCAAATACCATTTTTAAGTTGGTTGATGTCATACGAACTATCGGCAAGCGCCATATGAACCCCAACATCACCCCGCTTTGCGACGAATCGGATGACCTTTCCTGACGGTGCGGTAATGTCTCTTGCCGACTGATTCATCAACTCAGCCATCTTTTTGTTATAGGCATTGATCGCCGTAGAACTGATTTTTCCGCTCGATGTAAAAGAACTCGGATCATTTAAAAGTTGGTTAGCATATCGGTCAAGATCTTTCGATACTTCTTTCCTTGTGGTAGACACGATTTTGCTATAGTTCTTGTGCGCCCACTTCGCGTCTTTCTTTTCCAACCGCTTTCGACCTGCGGCGGTCAAAGATCCGTCTGGATTCTGGTATCGACGAACTCCCCATTTCATGCCAATAATGCCGTGATGGGACATCTCACTCATTTCGACCACCTCCTTAGTCAAATGCATCACGATTAAGCTTGTACGCTACATAGGCATCCATCATTGCCGCGACAGCATCGATTTTCTGCTCATAGCGTTTTTTCAAAAGTTTACGGTTACCGTTGGTGTCTTCCAGAGTAATGCAATTACCCATGGCAAATGTCATCAGCTCCTCATCGAAAATCAACATTCGTTCTTCGGAAAGTTTCTTCAGCTCACCAAGAGGAACCGATTCCGTTTTTGCACCCTGAATAACTTTTTCAATACCGAATGGTCCATTCTCGGACTGCCATCGCGCAATGAATTCTTTTGCGTTATACGGGTCAAAGCCAAGGCATCGAACATCATAACCACATTCCGTTATGTGACCGTCCAAATCTTCGTAAACATCCATCATTTCCAATACGGCTCCCTCTAAAACAATTAAACTGCCTTCCGCCATGAACTGATCGTACTTGATCCTCATAGCAGCCGGCAGCTTCATTAGTGTCATTGAGGTGATATAGTTTCTGGTTTTAACGCCAAAAGATCCATTGGATAGCGGGAACAGGAATGTAAATGCACAGAAGTCATCGCCTTGGGAAAGATCGACTCCCAAAGAACAGGGCATTTGCCAAAACTCTCGTTTCCGATGAGGAAGTGTTTCCTCATAGCTGAAGTAATAGGTATAACCCTCCATGGGAAGTCCAAAGCGTTTGGCTAAAATATCGTTGCGAGATGCCGGAGCTTTTTCCGCTCTTTCTACATCCAGCTGATAAGTCTCGTAATCCACGGTTTTTCCGAGGTTTGGATTCGCTTTGATCCACATCTCCGGATTGCCAACTTCTTCGATGGAGTCAAGTTTATACCACCATATTGATACACCTGGGTTAATGTAATCGCCCTTAAGGATGTCTCTCAGTTCCATTTTGATTGTGTCGCCGCTTCCATTACGGACGGTACCTTCGGAACTGATTGCGACTATTATGTAGTCCTTTACTTTAGAAGCGCCTTGCTCTATCGCACCGATTACATCCTCACGAATGTCGCCAGAAAGCCATTCATCTACCGTTGCCACTTTGATCTGTAAGCCCTGAAGTTTGTTAATACTCATTGGGCGAACCTCTAACAAGGAGCCAGTAAGAAAATTCTCAATTCCCTTTTTCGTAGACGATAGCTTTGTGCGATTTGCCTTTGAACCGGTCGTGTTTTGCAACGATCCTTCAGTTAAGAACTTAAATAGTGGACCCCTGGACCGGGTTATCGAAGTTCGTATTGGGGTCATGACTTCTTCCGCCTGCTTCATGGTCGGAGCGGTCGTTATCTGATGCGTAGTGGAAGTATCGATGTTCAAGAAGAAGCTTTGCAAAGTCGACGCGTACATTGATTTCGCTGCGCCTCGGGCAACAATGAGATATTGCTTTTTGGTCAGCCTCTTCTTTATCCGTTTTCGGACATAATGTCCGCCATGTCCATCAGGATTCGGCTGATAGACACTTCGTTCCTCGAAGTAATACCATCCGAAAATTTGTTCGCCCCAAAGCTTAAAGCTATCCAGCAGTTTAAGGTCGGATCCATCTGTTAAAGTAAGCTCGGATTCGCAATAGGAGATCCAACCTTCTACGGCTTCATCATCGTAATAGACGCCCGGGTTTGCAATAAGGTCATCTATGCGATTCATTTCCATAGAGATTTCTTTGCATACCGGAATTTCGCCTCTGATCACGGCATCACGAAACATGCCGTAATACTTTGGGACGGCAGTATTTGATAATGCCATAAAATTCTTCCTTTATTTATCCTTTTGACCTTTCTTTGGATTGACTACATCGCTCCCGACTATTTTATTTACCATAGTCCCCATAGCATAAGTGGTTAATTGAGAAGCAATGTTGCTTCCAGACTTCTCAAGAACATCCATGACGAATTTCTTTCCTTTAGAGACCTGCTTTGGATTTATATCCCGGGAAAGATCTCTATATCGCTTTTCCAATTCAAGCCTACTAATTCTCTTTTTTAATTCCTCGTCGGAAAGAGTCTTCGGTTCCTCTTCATGAGCGGCAGATTCTTTCGCAGCAGCTTTTAAACGCTTCTTTCCTTCGGGAGTTCGAGTCCCATCTTTGTATTGATATCGCCGGACGCCCCATTTCATCCCAAGTATCCCGTGATGGGACATTACGGTGTTAGGCATTTTGAATTACCTCCTCTCATTTGTCAGTCTGGATCTACCGAAATATTGATTCGCCATTCCAGTTCGCTTATCTGGCGATTTATTGCATCTATTACCGCCGAAGATGAAGATTGAGTGTCAAAAACCAATTTCACCTTTAAATAAACATAGGTTTTGACAAACTCAAGGCGTGAATCATTACACAAAAAATCGGACCAGGTTGCGTCCGGTCCGTCAATGAGAAATCCATCTTTGGGTCCTACGCCAAGTTGGTTAAGAACCGAAAAAGTGGAGTTAATGTGGATCATGATATCTTGATCAAAGTGTTCATAGTCTTCAGCGATTCCAAGCAGTTTTTTTATTGAGGTTAGAATACTATCCATATGGCACTCCTCGCAATCAGACCACAACAAATTCTTCCATACAGTATCCGGAAATACCGGCAACCGTACAAACCGCGTACCATTCATCGTTGGACTGCTCGAAATCGATAGCAAGAAAATCGTCGCGATCCACAACTGCAACAATTTCAGCTGCCTTATTTGGCTCTTTACGAATGTTTAGCTTCGTACAGCCGCGTACCTGACCGATGATAGTGTTGGTTTCTTCGCCTTTGTCTGGTTCTGTGACTTCTACTAATTCGTCAGGCTCTAAATCCTTATAGTTTTTGTGAGACATGGACAATCTCCTTTCATTATTTTCGCCAAGGGCAAGTATCATTGCGGCTCCGTTCAACCGGAGGTAGGATCAACAAATTCTCATCACCGTAATGTATGGCGTTGTGTGTCTTCATTCCTGTGCAGATAACATTCTCCGGGTCAAACACGCAAGGGCGCAATTCTAAGATGTCTTCATAGGTGATCGGATTGAGATGATGGATTGTGACCGGACCATATATTCTATAACCCGGAATTCCCAAATCGCATCCTTCATCGCGAATAATAATTTCATCCCTGAACCTACGCCACCTCTGTGACTGATAAAACTCCTGATTGATCCACCGCTTAAATCCAAATGTTTCGTCACCGACACTCCCATTGCATTTCAGATAACGAAACCTTTCTTCGAATGTTGGAAATGTAACCAGCTCGGAGTATGTTTTAAAATTCGTCGTCACCATCGTTTGCTCCTGAATACTTACGGAATGCGATCAAAGCCTGATTATAAAGTTCCTTGGCTTCGTTGTTCGAATTAAGAGTTTTGGTCTTCGCCTCGATCAACTCTTTCTGCTTTTCGAGAATCTCTTTCTCAATTCGTTCTTTGCTCGAACCGAGTTTAAGATAGTGTGTTATAACTTGAGAAGAAGCAGTTCCATCTCTGAGCTGCTTTTCTGCACATTGGACTGCTAACGATATCATCAGGTTCTCTTGAGCCTCAAGTGATACCGGCGGTCTTAAGGGCTTTTGCGACGCAGAAGAGCCAGAGGCTTTTGCTTTTGGCATAAATGCCGCCTCCTCTCGTTTTTCTTGGTGCGGGTAACAGGGGTTGAACCTGCAAGGGATAAAACCCGATGGATTTTAAGTCCATTGCGTTTGCCTATTTCGCCATACCCGCATGGTTTCAGCAACCTTATCAGTATTTTTCCCATAGATTTAGCGCAATATTTGGAGGAGCCTACAGAGCTGTCTTCACCAATCACCAAAAGGAGAAGGAAACATGAAAGGAGAGATCAAGTCTTATGAAAATATCACAGCTCTATAAGCTCTTTCAAATACTGCGCTCACCCACAGGGGAAAACCGAATCCCAAAAACACCCCCCGGGGAATTTTTGAGGACCACCGCGATGACATAGGGGGTGATATTTTTAACACCCTCCCCCTATGTTTAATTAGCGTTGATTGAGTCTGGTTGCTTGTCTGCTTGATTGAAGAATTCAGTTAATCAAACAGCTTCTTTTTTGCGTGAAACTTTTTTGTAAATGTTCATGAAATCATATCGAATGATCTCATTGATTGCTCGCTCAACTTCACGCTCGTTCTCTTCATCCGAGAATTGGTCTGAAGTATGAGCAATTCTTGCCAGATAAGCGCAGGTGTTATAACCCTTTTCCACATCGAACAGAAACCAATCGGAGAACTGTTCAAATGGATCGTAAGGATTATCAAATGTGGTGAGGGCACAAGACCCAATCATACCAGTCACTCCTTTCAATTTAAGTATTTGTGTACTGTACTTGTGGAAATACCAAGTGCTTCAGCAATTTCCGATGTGCTATAGCCAGAAGCATTCATAGATGCGATCTTATTTTGCTTTGCCATGCTCAAAGTAGTTGTCGAGCGAGGCATCGCACGCTGTCGAAGACTATCCACATCAGCATTATTGATGATCTGCTTCAACTGGTTCTCACTGATAGCTCCAGCTTGAATTGCTTCCCATTCGCGATCGGTAATCTTTATCGTTTCACGCTTAGCCCCAACCAGGGCGCGGGCTTGGGTAAGTGCTTGTTGACTTGCTTTCTTGATCTCCCCCTTAGTCATATCGGGGTTATCTTTTTTCTTTGCGGCTACTACGGCGTTAGCCATGGTCTGTGCTTGCCGTTCTCTCGGAGCATTCTTTAATGCAATACTCAGCTTTGAATCCAAAGACTTCCATTCATCGAAATAAGTTTCTTTTGCACTGGCTGAATACGGAATCTTTTGGGTGGAGAGGATCTCCAGCCGGGCTTGGTTACCGAGGGCTTTCAGCTTATTGGCATAATTGGCATAGGCTCTCTCGATCGGTGTATCCGTTTCTGAGATAAGCGAGTATGCATCTTTGGTTTCCGCCATCTTTGTACTTTGCTGCGTGCGCTCTTTTACCTTGCCGGTTCTCTTATCAACATAAGTCGGATCATCTGTAGTTTTCCAAATGTATTCACCGGTAAGTTCATCGATTCTTGGACTTCCCTGGCGTTTTGTGACAGAGGTTTCAGACTTTGCTCTGGAAATAAGAGTCGAGGCACCTTCATGGTATCGACCGTCTTCATCAGTACTGCCTTGATACTTCTTCTTTAAGGCTTTAATACCGTTGTCGATTTCACTTTGCTTATAGTCAAGCTTGTGCTTTTCGGCATCAATGACAACCATGCTGTGACGAACCGCGCGGGCAAGCTCATCCTGGGTAGCGCCCTTTAAGGTCATATCCGTGATCAGATTCGAAATGACACCCATCTCTTTTTGAGTGTTTTTCATCTGCTTAAAAGACCCGGCAGGCTTTCCGCCATATTCAAGTTTAGGGTCAAACCCCTCAAGCCCTTTTAAGGGAGGCGTCGAGGTGATCTTAACTTTGCTGTTGCTTGAATTACAGGGAATTACCATGACGGTATCTCCGTCAAAGTCGGCACCAGAAAGCCGCTCTGCGACCTTACTATTGATGCCAACCGCATCTTTCGGAGTGTTCCCGAGAACCTTCCTTGCCTCCGCCTGCTTGTTGTTGACTTTCAGAATAGGAATCTCAAAAGTACCACCATGGGGATAACGAATCAAAGCGACGGTCTCTCCATCTTTGTAGTTCGGAGCATAGACTTCATTGTCTTTCATCGAAGTAATAGGTAGGATAACCTGATACTTCTGTCTCGGCAAAGCGGCAGCCTGAAGATGAACTGCTGCAGCATCACAATCATCGGCGAAGGATTTTAAAAGTGACTTTTTAACGGTGGGGTTTGTAAGCGAACAGATTTCATCAAACTCCGCCATCTTATCAGAAGCCGCCAAATTCAACTGCTTATTTACCAAGGCAAGGCTTTGCTTGGAAAGAAACTGGGACGGGAGCTTATCGGCCCATTCACCCCAATCGCCTTCTTCAGCTCTTTTGTTTATAAGAGAGAGCTGCTTTTTTCCGTTCTTGTCGTAATAGTAACTCTGCCCGCCCCTTTGATCGTCGCCACCATCGGGGTCATTGATTCCATCTTTGATCAAGGACCCAAAAGGATTATTCGGATCATCCTTTATTTTCTTGAGGACATCTTTCATCGGGGTCCCTTTTTTCTTGTTCGTATTAAAGAGAACATCCACCCCATCAGGAAGGTTGTCAGAGTAAACTGCCATACCTTTGATATAATGTGTTTTGTCCACTAAAATACGGACCTGAGCATAATGGGATGATCCTAAAGAAAGGTCATCAACTCCGCGACGAATCTCAACAACGCCGTCTTTTTGAATGCCGCCATCCTCTGCATAGCGGATCTTCAATCTCGAAGAATCCATACTCTTTGGATAAACCCATTTAGGGTCGAAGGTATCGCCATCATCATGAGAAACATAATCCCGAACAGACTTAACATTTTCGAAGTTATAAATGTCCTTATGCTCTGTCCCGGGAGGGCAAAGGACCTTTATGTTAGTCTGTCTCCCCGGGTTCGTTACCTGAGGAACACCACCGCCAAAGACTTGATAGCCCTCCATCTCTAAGATGTAAATGGCTTCCTTCATCTTTTCTTTTGAAATTCCGAGTTCTTTTTCAACTCCGGTTCCAACATCGATCATGCCTTTTTCCGCAATTTGCTTTTTTAAGAACTCCGCGGTTGCTTTGGCTTGATTCATGCGCGCTTCCGCACTCTCATTCAGCAGAGACCGGACCGAAGAGTCATTATTGAAACCCATCTTCTCAGCAATCTCATTGAGGCTATAGCCTTTTTCACGAAGTGCTTTTGCTGTCGCCACATCAGCCGATCGGCGTTCATCTTTCGCTAAACTAACTTGAGTTCTAAATTGCGTGGTGCTCAAGCCCATAGATTTTGCGATGGCTACTTCACCGGTATAGGTCTTTCCATCTGCATCGGTAAAAGTGAAATTCGATTTCTTCAATTCATTGACCCGCGAAAGAAAATCTCCACTGTGCTGATAAGGATTATCGCCAGACCCCCACGGATATCGCCCCGATCTTCTTGGCATTCCATAATGCATCAACATATCTTCGACTATATGGTTCATGGCTTAACCCTCCTGTTCCTTAATCTTACGAATTACTTTGTCAAATGTGACAATCTTATCCATGATTGGCGCAATATCTTCAATGGTGGGAGTATGATAGAGAACTTCGTTGTTTTGGTAAATACGAAGCTCCATTTCAATTTCCGCTGGCTTTACTCTATACTCCAAACAAAAAAGAGCAGCATATATTTCAAGCTGCTCCATATGTGCCGGGACCACTCCGGTTTTTAGATCATGAACCCGGAGAGTGCCATTACGGAATGAAATTGTATCGGCGGTGCCAAAGCAGTTATCGGAATAGAATAAAACCTGTTCCGGTATCATGCGAAAGCTGATTGCGTCGTTGACATACATGTTCAGTGTTTTCTGAGATTTGGGAAGTTTCTGCCCAAGGCGAATACACTGGCAAGCGAAGTCATGAAGAATCGTTCCTCGCTGTGTGGCTAAGAACTTGGAGTATGCGTCTGCCACTTTTAATTCATCGTAGTTTATCCAATGATATTTACTGGCTCCAAGAAAAGCATGTTGCCCTTCAAGATTGGAATGATTGTTGAAGATCACACAAAACTTCCTCCTTGTTCTCCGGGCAAATAAAACGAGAGAATGACATCTCGTTCATTTTACCCACATAGTATTCTTGATTGGGTTGTTTCTTTGAGCCTGCGCTTTGCTTACATTCCAAGGAAGCCCATTTATCGTTATAGAGAACGAGCAAATCGGGAATTCCTTGAAGATAGCCGGAATCGCTTTTCATTACGATACACCCCGGAAAACGCAGTTTAAGTTCTTTGATCAGGTTTGCCTGAAATCTGCTTTCGAGCATAAATATAAATGAGCCTCCTTTCTAAATTTTACAAACGCGAAGAGAGATTGTTTAAAAATAGATTTTTTACTTCTCTCTTCATAAAAGGGAATGTATTTTTCGCGCGGCTCAGAAATGGCAAAATAAAAAAGCCAAGGTATTTAAACCTCAGCTTTTCATGAAATTGTAACTTTGTGTTATGCTACTTCAGCAAGCTTTTTCATCACTCTTGCAGATACTTCGGCATAGTATGCAGCATCCGCATCGGATAGGCTCTTACTGTCAATAGCATCGAGCTTTGCCATCATATCAGAGTATTTACCCATATAGTCAGCAAGATCACTCATCATGGAAACTTGATCTGCGGATGCTTTGTACTTCTTCATAAAGGCAACATAGGAATCAAAGAATTCTTCATAGCTATCCATCAGGGCTTTGAAATCGGCACTTACACCATCGGTCGTGGTTTGCGGATTGTCTTGCTGCTTGTTGTCGTTGTCGGTCGTTTCATCACCAGTCTGAGCTTCATCTTCCCGAGGGGCATTGAAAGATATTCTCATAACATCATCACCTTCATAGGTAACAAGTAGATGATACCCATCAGCATTATAGGCATTAAACCAGTCATCGCGTATTGTAGAATCAATCGTAAATCCAGCCTCTTTACACCGATCTACATATTCACTGTACTGCTCCATTGAAGTATCAGCGATGTAAGCGACAAATGAAGTTCCGGAGCCACCAAGAATCTCGCCCATCGCTGAATCAGGAATCGGGACTTTATATCCAAGCTCAATCGTAGACCAGTCTATCGTGCTATAGTCCTCAGTCTTCGTGTTCTTTTTCTCTCCACAAGCTACCATTGAAAACAAAAATAGACCGATAAGAAGTATACTCAATACTCTCTTCATCATTATTTCCTCCGTAAACTTTTTTACATATTATATCATATCTGAAGCCTAAAAGAAAGCTAATTTTGTGCAAATTCCCACTCGTGGTCAAAAGCCCACTTTACTTCCCATTAATTATTTAAAATATTAAAACTT